AAAATTTGTTTCATCTTTGCTTCTAACTCTTGTTCTGATAGGTCCTCTAACTTTCCTGTTTTTATTATTTTGCGGTCTATATATAATCCTGCTGCTTTGCCTCTGTTTGTTTCCGCATTCACAGCAGCACTCCAAGCACCCTTCTTCAAAGCCGCGTCTTTAATTCGCCCTAGTTCTGCCACATGAGTGTCATAATTGACTTCATACTTTTTGAGCCTTTCTTCTTTTAGTTCGCCAATGTATTTGACTACAAGTGGATTTAGTTTTGGATTGGTTAGTTCTGATCCTTCTTGTCTACAACGCTTTTCACTGTAACCGGCCTGCTTTGCAGCTTCTGATTTTGTAAGTGGTCCATCAGGTCCACCGAATACTAATAGTTCGGCGAATCTTTTTTGCATTTCTGTTAATCTTTTCGGTAATCCCATAATACATGGCCATGAATGAATTTAGCTCAGACTGGCCATGTTGACAATTTAGGGTAACAATCATATAATGTCAAGCATGGTAACGAGTAATAAAGATGCCGCCAAGATATGGGCAGAGATAGAAAAAGCTAGAAACGTGACACCCAAAGAGGAGAGAGGAGCTAACGATTTGGAAAGAAGGATAGAAGACTTAGAGAGAATAGAAGGTATACACCGTAAGATGAATGGAGAGTTAAGAAAAGAAATCTTTGACTTAAAACTTAAGGCAGCGAAAGCTGATGAGTACAAGATTACTATCGAACAGCTGAAGTCTATCGTTAACGATTTGACCATAGATAACAATAGGATGAGAAACAACGAGAAGAACACTACAGAGATCTTGCGAGAGTTTAGAAACAAAGGTGACGTTTAATGTACGTTAAACATCTCCAAGAGTATTTGGATAAGTTCACTCAAGGTCCCGGTGGGACACGAGGCAATGCTGTAAGTAATGCCAAGATATATGTTATGAGCGAGAAAGGTTATTTAGAAGAGATCAGACGTATTGAAGTGCACGAAAGCACAGATCCAAAAGACGTATCTATTAGAGTAGTGTTGAAACCTCAGAGAGAAGAGCTGTTAATCATGCCGCCGGGATATATAAAGGATTATTAATGAGTTCACAGTATGAGGATTGGTATTTTATAAGAGATGGTAAGATTTATTATCATTATGAAAACGACGGTTATCAAGCCATGCGAAGAGGATTAGAAGCAACAAATACTTTGTTAGGCACTGTTGAAGGTGTGAAACATGTGTTGGAAAACTCATCTGAAGTAAGCAAAGAAATAGAGAAGTATGAGCAAGAGTTACTTCAAAAATCTGATGGGACCGGAAGCTAAACTTTACAAAAAATTTAAGAAGGCAACACCCACAATATCGTGGAATCGTATAGAGAATTTAGCAGTTCCAGGTATGCCAGATACGTTGGCATATACAAAATATAATCAGTTCTTCACAGTTGAATTTAAAGTCACGAAGGGTAACAAGGTACGTCTTAGTCCGCATCAAGTTGGGTGGCATATGCGTCATCCGTATAATACTTTCATCTGCATTGAGCACCTCGGTTCGGGGACCGTAAAACTTTATGAAGGATCCGAGGTCCGTGATCTTGTAGCTTGCGGCTTGAAGCTTGAAGCTTGCTGCTTGGGCCTTGAAGCTTGCTGCTTGAAGCTTGCATCGCTTGGTGCTTGACGCTTGCTGCTTGTAGCTTGGCGCTTGAGTCCAGACAAATCCACAGAAAAATTTTCGGAAACATAAACGCGTTTTTTAGTGCTGGCCATACGCTACATTCTTAACAGCAGGATCCCAGCATGCACGGCAATCTTTACATTCATTCCCTTGTTTAGGGGCCGGGCATGATGGACCGGATAAAACAACGGTTGAAGTATTGGGCCATGATGCAGGGGCCGGCTGGTCCACCATTGGTGAACTAAACCTAATAACTAAATTATCAGGTTTCAACGAAAGGAAGGCCTTGACCCATGCTTCACGGGTAGGCATCCAGTGCTTAACTGTAGGTGTAAGTTTACACACAGCGAAGATCTTGATCAGGTGGTCCTCGTCCTGCACATCGCCGGAATCGTGCCATCTGAAAAATTTTGATTTCTTAGAATTAATTATTGTTGCCATAGCTCCTGTCCACAATGGGTTTTTAATCGCGTTCAATCTGAAGTATTGCGCCTGCTGCACAACTTTAAAAACATAGCAGCCCTTTAATGCATAACAATCGTAACAGACAGAGCCGGGAACTTTCACCAGCTTAGAACCTGTTTTGCATTCTTTAGCTGGTAACCCGTAGGCCCAGCCGGGCATCTTCGATGGCTTCGATAGTGATCCAGTAATTTTTAACGCATCTCTAACTTTCATAATCTTTTTATACTCTCCAATTGTGTCAAGCTTGTGGCTTGGCGCTTTCTTCGTACAGCTCTAGCCGCACGGGGAACCTACGCCAGGTCACTTGTTGCTTTAGTCAAGAAGTGATGAAGCCCAGCGGCAATTGTTTAAGGGTCGACCAGGGCTTATGTTCTTGACACGGGTCAGTTATTATCATGGCTCATGACCCAGGAGCCGATCGGACTACAGCCTCAAGATGGATATATTTTACAACCCCCAAACTTTTAACAGGAAACGTAGGTTATTCATTTCCTCGCTGTATTCCTAATTCAATATATATACACTTGACAATCATTTGTCAATAGGATATTCTGGGACAAATAACGAAAGGATAAACAATGCCAAAAACAATGACAAAGTATCAACTAGATCACTTCAAACAAAAGGTGCGAAGGAACTTCAACCCTTTAATCGAAGAACAGGAACTGTTGGTAAAACAATATAGAGCCGAAGCAACCGAGAAGATTGTCGGCAAGCTAGCCAAGAAAATGGGCGCTGATAAAATCTTAAATGAATTCAGGAAGGCGGAAGCTCAACTGAAGGCGGTACAAGATAAAGCCCGAACCTTCTTCAAGAAGAAGGCGGAAGCAAGTCAAGACAAGAAGAATAATTTTAATTCTTATCGTTTTGAACGAGACGAGAAGTTATCGCTATCCGATTGCGAAGAGCAACTGAAGGATTGGGCGCGAGAACTTGTTGATCGTGAAATAAGAAGAAGACCTGAAGGCTTGAAGCTCAAACAACTTGAAGACTTGAAGACAAGAGCAATAGATCAAGTTATGGAAAGCGGAACACCTGAAGAGTTAATCAAGCAACTAGACAATACAACCAAGAAGATTGGTATTGCGTGGGTTGTGGATACTTCCAAAATAAAACAAATCTCAAGTAATTAAGTATTGACAGTGTATCCTATTTAATATAGGATACACTTAACGAAAGGAATAAAGATGTACAATACACTATTATACTGGGGACTAGGACTAATGGCCGTTGGCTTTGTAGGTTTTATTATCTCAATCATAATGCAAAGACATTATGAAGTTAAACTATGGGAACTAGAACAAAAAAGAAAGCAGGGGCTCTATGATTAAACTAGGAACACGAGGGATAATCTCTTACTTTGCCAAGAAGTATGGCAAGTTTATAACAAGGGATTTTAAATGGGATAATAAATGTGTGTTCAGTGATACGCATATTATTTATTTTGATGTATCTGCAAAAGGATACAGAAGAGCAAACAGACCTATTAAAATGTCCGAGTACACAATACAATGATTGAACTGTTTAATATAATATTTGTAGAGAGCCCTACCGGGCTCTCTCTTATTCTGGCCTTCGGCCTGGGTGCTATCATATATACCCTCTTGACAGATGGAATTAAATAGGATAATATAGGACCATGATTAAAAAATATAAAAGAACAAATCCATTCTCTGGTCAGTCAGAGATGTTAACAAATGAAGAGGCGATCTTATACGACCAAGTGAAGATGGCTGAAGTTAACGAGGATTATAAAACTATGCAATCTGGATTAGATAAGTTTAGCAGACTTAATCCTGGTGCATATATGACATTGCTAGATTAAACGGACATGGCCTAAAGGCCATGGCTCATGGCCCCCGGGCCTACGGCCCGGGGGCCGAGGGGTCCCGAACCAAAACCGATTTGGCTTGACGCTTTTGGGCCCACCCACCCATTTTGCAGAAGGGGTCCCACTGCTTTTTGCTATATGCCTTGATTTAGACAGTCACCCCTGATAAAAACATTATCAACACTTTA